CCAGGTGCAGATGGGGCTGGAAATGGTGAGCGTGCCATGCACCCGCGCCGATGTGATCGATGACCTTCGCTTTCTCGGCAACAACGGCCTCTTGCGCATGACGCCAGTGCCAGGCATCGAGAACCTGTACGGCGTGGTGCTCACCAACGATGGCGACGAAGTGGTGAAAGGCCGCAGCGTCGTGGTCGGTGTCAGCACGCCCGGCCCGCGGTGAGGTGCCCCATGCCCCGCAAATCCAAGGTGGTGCGCCTGCCTGCGGAGCAACGTCGCTTCGTGGAGAAGCTGCTGCGCGACGACAGCCTGACGCTGGATGAGGTTTTCGCGAAGGCGCGCACGCAATTTCCGAACATCAATACCAGCCGTTCCGGCCTCGGCCGTTACAAGCAGCAGGTGGACGAGCTCGCCGGCCGCATGCGCGACATCCAGGCGGCGGGCACGGCGTTGGTCGCGGAGCTGGGCGAAGACCCGAACGATCGCGGCGGCCAGTTGCTGGTGCAGGCCGTGACGACGCTGGCCACGCATGCCGCGTTGAAGGCGACGGGGGCGGGGGAAGAAGACGAACTCTCGATCAAGGAGATCGGGCAGCTCGCCCGCGGTGCACGCGCCGTGCTGGAAGCGCGGAAGATGAGCCTGTCCGAACGCCAGCAGATCGCGAAGGAAGCGCGCGAAGCGTTGCAACGCGAACAGGCCGAGCAGCTCGCCAGCGTGGCGAAGTCGCGCGGCTTGAGTGCCAAGACCGCCGAGACCATCCGCAAAGAGATCCTCGGCATTGCATGAAGCGCGCGCCCGCCAAGAAACCGCTGGCCCTGACGATCGACGATCAGCTGCGGGCCGATCTGCCCGACACATCGACGAGCGATGTGCCGGCCGCGCTGATGCCGTACCAGCAGCGCTGGGTCGCCGATAAAAGTGATTTCAAGGTCAGCGAGAAGAGTCGTCGAACCGGCCTCACCTGGGCGGAAGCGGCCGACGACGTACTGATCGCCGGCAGCGACGGCGCCGCGGGCGGCCAGAACGTCTATTACATCGGCTACAACATGGACATGGCCATCGAGTACATCGAGGCCTGCGCCATGTGGGCGCGCGTGTTCAACCAGGCGGCAGGCGCGATCGAGGAAGGCGAGGAGCTGTTCGAAGAGGGCAAGGAAGACAAGGTCATCAAGACCTATACCATCCGCTTCGGCTCGGGCTTCCGCATCGTCGCGCTGTCCAGCCGGCCGGCCAACCTGCGCGGCAAGCAGGGCGTGGTGGTGATCGACGAGGCCGCGTTCCACCAGGATCTCGACGAATTGCTGAAGGCCGCGATCGCGCTGCTGATGTGGGGCGGCAAGGTGCGCGTCATCAGCACCCACAACGGTGTCGACAATCCGTTCAACGAGTTGATTGAGGACATCCGCGCTGGCAAGCGCGAAGGTTCCGTGCACCGCACGACGTTCGACGAAGCGTGTGCGGAAGGCTTGTACCGGCGCGTATGCTTGCGGCGCGGGCTCGCATGGTCGGAAACGGCCGAGGCGGCGTGGCAGGCGAAGATCCGCAAGACCTACGGTGAGGCGGCGAGCGAAGAACTGGACGTCATCCCCGCGCAGGGTTCCGGTACGTGGCTGTCGGGCGTGCTGATCGAGGCACGCATGGTTCCGGTGCCGGTGCTGCGCTACACCTGCCCGCCGGGCTTCGAGAAGGAACCGGACGCGTATCGCCAGGGCGTCATCGACGACTGGTTGAAAGCGGAAGTCGCGCCGCTGCTGGCCAAGCTCGATCCGAAACTGCAGAGCGTGCTGGGCGAGGACTTCGGCCGCACCGGCGACCTTACTGTGCTCACGCCGGCACAGATCGCGCAGGACCTGACGCGGCGCGCGCCGTTCATGGTCGAGCTGCGCAACATGCCGCACAAGCAGCAGACGCAGATCCTCAACTTCATCTGCGATGGGCTGCCCAACTTCGTGAAGGCCGCAGTGGACGCGCGCGGCAACGGTTCGGCCGTCGCAGAGTTCCTGGCGCAGAAGTACGGCTTCGATCGCATCGAGCAAGTGATGCTGTCGGAGACCTGGTATCGCGAGCAGATGCCGCCGCTGAAAGCCGCGTTCCAGGATGCAACGCTGGAGATCCCGCGCGACAAGGATGTGGCCAGCGACCTGCGCATGATCAAGCTGATTCGCGGCGTGGCGCGCGTGCCCGACGTGCGCAGCGAAGGCAAGGATGGTGGCCAGCGACACGGCGACGCCGCGATCTCGATCGCGCTGATGCATTACGCCAGCCGCCATCCAGGCGCACCCATCGAATTCACCGAAGTGCCGCGCGGGCCGCGCGGCTTCGACAACGTGCGCGATACGTCCAACCGCATGCATGACCGGCCGGATGACGGCGCGGCCGATGTCCAGATTCCGGAGCAGCCAGCATGGTAAACACCCAGATCCTCGGTCCCGACGGGCAACCGATTGCCCAACCCGACCTCTCGCAGCCGCAGACCGCGGAACTCATCTCGCTGCACCATGAGTGGGCAGGCCACCCATCGCGCGGGCTCACGCCGTCGCGCCTGGCCGTCATCATGGACAACGCCGAGAAGGGCGACCTGGTCGCGCAGTGCGACCTGTTCGATGACATGGAAGAAAAGGACGCGCACCTCGCGTCCGAGATGGGCAAGCGCCGCCGCGCAATCGTGCAGCTCGATTGGGACATCGTGCCTCCGCCCAGCCCGTACGCATCGGAGAAGCGCGCTGCCAAGCAGCTGTGCGAATGGTTGACGGACATCCCTGATTTCGAGGACATGATCTTCGATATCACCGACGCGATCGGCAAAGGCTTCGTGTGCCTGGAGCTCGAATGGCACATGGTCGAAGGCGTGTGGCTGCCGAAGACCATTACGCATCGGCCGCAGCGCTGGTTCACGATGTACAGCCTCGGCTATCGCGAGGAAATCCGGCTACGCCAGGGCGGCAGCGAGGGCGAGCCGCTGCAGACGTTCGGTTGGATCACGCATGCGCATCGGGCGAAGTCCGGCTGGCTGGCGCGTGCCGCGCTGTTCCGCGTGCTGGCGTGGCCGTATCTGTTCAAGAACTACAGCGTCGCGGATCTCGCCGAGTTCCTGGAAATCTACGGCCTGCCGATCCGCGTCGGCAAATATCCCCCCGGTGCAAGTGAGCGCGAGAAGTCCACGCTGCTGCGTGCGCTGATGTCGCTGGGCCACAAGGCCGCCGGCATCATCCCGCAGGGCATGGAGATCGACTTCCAGGACGCCACTACCGGCAAGCCGGATTCGTACCAGCTGATGATCGACTGGTGCGAGAAGTCGCAGTCGAAGGCCATCCTGGGCGGCACGCTCACCAGCCAGGCGGACGGCAAGAGCAGCACCAATGCGCTGGGCAACGTGCACAACGAAGTACGCAAGGATCTGCGCGACTCCGACGTCAAGCAGATCCAGGCCACGCTGACGCGCGACCTGATTTACGCGATCGCAGCGTTGAACGGTCTCGCGCCGGCCGGCCCGCGCCGCGCACCGCGCTTCAAATTCAACGTGCAGGAGATCGCGGACATCGCCGTGTATTCCGGCGCGCTGCCGCCGTTGGTCGGCATGGGTATGAAGATCCCGCGCAAGTGGGCGCAGGAACGCATGGGCATTCCCGAACCCGACGCCGACGACAACGACCTGCTGCAGGCGACCAAGGCGCCGGCCATGCCCGTGAGCAACGCGCTGGTGAAAGATGCTGGCATTGCGGCAGGCACCGCGCAGCTCGCGGACGGCACCGTGACCACGCTGCCTCCGGATCCACCGGCGCGCCAGGCGGACCGCACATCCGCCCAGGTATCGCCGGCGATGGATCAGTGGATCGGCCAGATCAAGGCGCTTGTGCAGCAGTCGCAGACGCTGGACCAGGTGCGCGACGGCCTGATGGCGCTCATGCCGAACATGTCACTGGACCAGTACACCGCAGCGATGCAGCAGGCGCTCGCCGCCGCCGCGCTGGCGGGGCGTTACGAGATCCTGCGGGAAGCAGGCACCTGATGTTCCGGCATCCCTTTCGTCAACGGACTATCGATGTGCACGCGTCCGCGAAGGACATCGACGCGTGCATGCGGAAGATCCGGCATCGAAGCGAGGAACGCGCGTTGATTCGTGCCGCGCGCTGCGCGGGCAAGCACAACACGCGCAGCCTGCGCGTATACCGCTGCCCGGCCTGCAACGGCTGGCACCTGACGTCGAAGGTGAGCCCATGAAGCGGTTCCCCGGAAACTGCGTGGCTGTCTCGGTTTGTGCATGGCTGTTGGCGCCTCGCCGGACGCGGTTGTGCGCGTCGCGCAACCGGGCCGGCCGCTGGCATGTGTGCTTCGAACGTGACGGCCAGCGTTTCGAGTTCTACACGCCTGGTGCGTCGCGCTGCTGCTACCTGCGCAATGCATTGCGGCTGGGTGAGATTCGTCGTGTCGGAGCGGTCAGCGATGGCTGATGTCTCCTACGGCTCGCTGCCCTTCGCCGAGCAGATCGCTTTCTTCCGGCGCAAGGCCAACGTCAACACGCAAAGCTGGCTCGATGTGTGGCAGCAGGCACACGATCACGCGTTCATGGTCGCCGGCGCGAATCGCGATGATCTGGTGCTGGACTTTCGCCAGGCAGTGGATGCCGCGATCGCCAACGGCGAAACGCTGGAGCAGTTCCGCAAGCGCTTCGATTCGATCGTGGCCAAGTACGGCTGGGATTACAACGGCGGTCGCAACTGGCGCAGCCGCGTGATCTACGAGACCAACCTGCGCACGTCCTACGCCGCCGGCCGCTGGCAGCAGCTGCAGTCGATCAAACAGCGCGTGCCGTATTGGGAATACGTGCACAGCGACGCCGTGCAGCATCCGCGGCCGCAGCATCTAGCGTGGAACGGCTTGGTGCTGTCCGCCGACGATCCGTGGTGGCACTCGCACTTCCCGCCGAATGGTTGGGGCTGCCAGTGCACGGTGCGTGGCCGCAGCAAGCGGGACTTGGCGGACATGGGCAAGAGCGGTCCCGACCAGGCGCCGCCCATCGACATGCAAACGGTCACCGTGGGCCAGCGCAGTCCTGGTGGCGGCCGGCGGT